ACATCTGGTACAAGTGGAACACCAGGTTCATCTGGTACTTCTGCAACATCTGGTACTTCTGGTCTTGCAGGTGCTCCAGGTTCATCAGGAACATCTGGTACTGCAGGTACAAGTGGTTCACCAGGTTCATCAGGAACATCTGGTACAAGTGGAACTCCGGGTTCATCTGGTACTTCTGCAACATCTGGTACTTCTGGTATTGCAGGTGCACCCGGTTCATCAGGAACATCTGGTACTGCAGGTACAAGTGGAACACCGGGTTCATCAGGAACATCTGGTACAAGTGGAACTCCGGGTTCATCTGGAACATCTGGTGTTGCAACTATATTAAATAATGTAAATAATAGAGTATTAACTGCAACCGGAACAAACGGAGAAGCAAACGCAGAAGCAAATTTTACATTCGATGGAACTGAAGTAGGTGTTAATGGAAGTATTTTAATATCTAATTATGGTGAATTTAAAAATGCGTTGATGGTTGGATATAGAGAAAAAATTATTTCAAAATCCGTTTCAGTAGATTTCGTTTCAGGTGCAGTAACATTAGATGCATCATTAGCACCTGTCTATAAATTAAATTTAACTGCAAATGTTACATCATTCACATTTTCAGGTGACCCTTCAACAAATCAATTAAGTGCAGTGCTTGTTGCATTTATAGGTGATGGAACTGCGAGAACAGTTACATTTAGTTCAGATATACAATGGTCATCTGGAACAGCACCATCTTTACCATCAACAAATGGAAGTATAAAATATGTAACATTTTTATCTATAAATTCTGGAACAAAATGGCTCGGTATACCAAATACAGATACTGATCAAGCTAATCTCACATAATCTATTGGTAAAAATATGATAAAACAATTTTTAATAAGTAGAAAATATAAAACCGAAGAAGTTTTAACACCATATAAATTATTTTCATGGGGATATAATGGTAATGGTCAGCTTGGAATAAATAATACAACAGATCAATCATCTCCCAATCAAGTTGGTTCATTAACAGTATGGGCAAAAATAGATGTGGGTGATTATTACATGGCATCTGTTAGAGATAATAATACGTTATGGACATGGGGAGATAATACATACGGTGAATTAGGACAAAACGATACAACGGCTAGATCATCACCAACACAAATGGGTTCACTAACAACATGGAAATCTGTTGCATGTGGTAATAATCATACTCTTGCACTTAAAACAGATGGAACACTTTGGGCTTGGGGATATAACGGTAATGGGGAATTAGGACAAAATAATAATACAAATTATTCTTCTGCAGTTCAAATAGGTTCTGCAACAAATTGGTCAAAAATATCTGCAGGTGCTAATCATTGTCTTGCAATAAAAGAAGATGGAACACTATGGGCTTGGGGAGCAAACACTGCTGGTGAAACCGGTCATTTAACTGGATATGGTATAGGTGTAAACGGAATATTAACACCAACACAAGTTGGTTCATTAACTACTTGGGCAGAAGTATCTGCTGGTGCATACTATTCCTTAGCAATTAAAACAGATGGAACACTTTGGGCTTGGGGTGATAATCAAGATGGAAATTTAGGAACAAATAATACAACCGATTATAGTAGTCCTGTTCAATCTGGAGCAGCAAGTAATTGGAAAAAAGTAAGCACTTCCTTAAATGGTTACGGAGTGTATCATGTTTTAGGTATAAAAACAGATGGAACACTTTGGGCATGGGGTAACGGCGATTACGGTCAAATTGGTGATGGAGACTTCATATACTATTCATCTGCCGTTCAAATAGGAACTGACACGGATTGGGATGATATTGCAGCCGGAAGTGGTTATAGTTTGGCAGTAAAAACAAATGGAACACTTTGGTCTTGGGGATACAATGAATATGGTATGTTAGGAGACGGTTCATCAGGATTTTCCTATACAACGTTTCCTACACAAGTTGGTGCTTTAACATCTTGGAAAAAAGTTGCAGCTGGTTATTACAGTTCACACGCTTTAAGAACATAATAAAGGTTATATGGTTATGATAGAAGAAGAAATACATCCGCTCGATGTTGCTTTATCACATTCTATTCATGGAAATCCTGAAGAAAGTGAAAAAATTTTAAGAAACCAACCACAAGATGATTTTCGTGTTCTTTTTAATTTAGGATGGCACGAAATGAGACATGGTAATCTTAAAAAAGGTTTTGAATATATGAATTATGGTAGATTCATAGATGTATATGGAAATAAACCCATTCCTGGTAAAATATGGAAAGACGAATCATTAGAAAATAAAACTTTACTTTTTCGATGTGAAGGTGGATATGGAGATGAAATATTAAATTTTCGTTTTGCTAAAAATTTCAAAGACATGGGTGCAAGAGTTTTAATTTCTTGTTCAAATGGATTAAAAGAATTATTCTCACGTCACGGTTTTATATGTGTAGATAATAATTTCACCGATAGTTGCTATTACGATTATTGGATTCCATCTATGTCTGCTCCCTATGTTTTAAATTTAGAATATTCTGATATAAAAGGAACTCCTTATATTTTTCCAAAAAAACCGTTACAATTATTTTCAAAAGATAAATCATTAAAAGTTGGAATACGTTGGAGTGGAAATCCTAAATTTGAACACGAACAACACAGAAAATTTCCAAAAGAACTTTTAATAAATTTACATTCAACTAAAAACACTACATTTTATTCACTTCAAAGAGATAATGATTGTATTGACGGTCTTCCATTTGCTGATATGAGAGATAAAATGAATACTTGGGATGATACCGCTAACATAATAGCGGATTTAGATTTGGTAATAACATCATGTACTTCAATAGCACATTTGTCAGCAGCAATGGGAAAACCAACTTGGATTATTACACCAGTTTTACCATATTATACTTGGGCTATTCCTGGTAAAAAAACAGTTTGGTATGATTCAGTTACACTTTTTAAACAAGATAAATACGATGATTGGGATAGTGTATTCCAAAAAGTACAAAAAGAATTAAATAAACTTGCTAATGATAAATATTTTTTGTAATTTAGTATCATATTTATATTATAGTAATAATTAAACATATTTGGGAATACAATGCTATACATTTATATTGAAAATAATCAAGTACAAGGAAGTCCAAAAGAACTTCCTACAAATTGGAAAAATATTTCAAATTTTTATTTATTGGATAATCAACAATTAAAACAAAATGGATGGTATCCTTATCGTCTTGTAGAAATACAATTAAATGAAAATGAAATAATAAATGGTTCTAATATTGTAATTGAAGAAAATGAAGTAGTCGAATATCAAACAAAAAGAACAAAAACACAACAAGAACTTGAAAATGAAGTAGAAGGCCAATGGTTAAGAATAAGAAGAAAAAGAAATAAATATTTAACAGAAACAGATTGGACACAGGTGCCAGATTCACCATTGACAAACCAAAAACAAACAGAATGGCAAGTATATCGTCAATCATTACGCGATATAACATCACAGGTGGATCCATTTAATATATCCTGGCCAACTCCACCGGAGAATTGAGGTGGATAAATCTATTTTACAATTGATAAAAGAATTAAATCTTTCTATATTCACCGAACAAGAATTGGTGGATAAAGAAATTGTTGTCCTTTTTCCTGGTAATTTTCAACCAATGGGACAACATCAACGAGAAGAATATCAGAGACTTTGCCGTAAATTTGGTGTAGATAATGTTTTCGTTGTGACCGATGATATGGTTGATACACAAAAACATCCATTTACATTTGATGAAAAGGTACAAATAATGAAAAGACACGGTATTAAAAATATAAAGCGTGTGACAAATCCTTTTATGCCAAATGAAATATTCAAAGATTTCGATGAAACAAATACAGTTCTTATATTCGCTGTTAGTCAAAAAAATGTTAAAGAATTAAAATCATATAAGAGAATAACGAAATACAACGGTTCAGCCAAACTACCAATGAAAGATCTTCAAAATCCATATCTATATTATATTATTACAAATGAAGTAAAATATGAAATACCAAGTTTTGGATTGATGAATTTTGATACAATAAAAAAAGCATTAGGTGATAGAGAAGCAAAATTATCAGAGTTGAAAAGTCGTTTTATATCCGTATTTGGTTGGTTTGATGCAAAAATATTTAATATGGTAATTAGTAAGATGAATACCGGCAGAGGAAAAATAGTAGAAAAATCTAATCCATTAGGATTGGTTACAAGAACATTTTGGAAAAAAGTTTACAATGAAATAAAATAAAGGTTATGTTATGGAAATTAAAATTGATAGTGTAGAAGATGTACAAAGACTTTTACACGGAGAACATGAAAGTCAAAACAAAGTTCAAGTAGGATTTGTTGCAGACAAAAAAGAAGATGATCAAACTAGAGAAGTTGGTGAAAGGTGGTTTGATGCCGATGGAAATGAGTGGGAACAGAAGAACGGATATAAAATGAAATTAGGAAAAGTCTGGCAACAAGAGTTACATCAATACTTAACAGAATTTCCTAACTGTCAAAAAGAAACTTGTACTTGTGGAATACCAAAAAAACTTGATGAAAAAATGAGAAAGATACACGGTATGTGTTTTGATTGTGTAATTTCTATGGAACATAAAATTCGTCTCGAAGGAAAATGGGAAGAATATGAAAAAACAAAATTAAAAGAAAATGCGGTAGCTTGGTTGAAAGAAGCTGAACACGATAAAAATTCTATTATAGATGAATTATCAAGATTAGAATTTACAAATGATTTTGGTGACATTGAAAAATGGGACACCAAAGTTAATAAAGAAGAACTCTTGAAAAAAATTGAAGATGAATTTGAGACATTCAAAACAAATTTTATTGAAAAAATAGAAAAGGATTTGGAGAACATGGGTGGAAAAAATTAGTATTATGCGTGAAATATTCATTGGCGTTGGTGGTGAAATATCATCAAAACGTGTAATGATGTTTTTATCTTTTTGTATGATGATAATACTATCTTTATTTTCTACTATTTATTCTATGAAAGTTGAACAATTTATATTTGACGGATTTTTATACATAGTTGTTGGTGGACTATTTTCTGTTGCATCAGAAAGTTTTACTAATAAATTCAAAAAAATGAACGGAGAAAAAAGTGAATCAAGTGATAATTGAAAGAGCAGTTCCAACAAATAAAAAACTTTACAATAGTGTAAAGTCAAGAATAAAAAGTAAATACAAAGTGTGGCCAAGTGCTTATGCTTCTGCTGCTGTTGTTAAAGCATATAAAGCTGCTGGTGGTGGATATAGAAATGTAAAAGAAACGCTAAACAATCCAAAATATCAATTAGAAGGTTATTCTACAAATCCATGTGGCGATATAACAGAGTTACATTTTATTTTAGGTGAAGGTGAAAAACATAAAATAGAAGAAGCAGAATATCGTGGAAGGAAAGTTAGTTTGGGTAAACCGTTCCGTACACCAAGTGGTCCAAAAAAGTTTTCGGTATATGTTAAAAAACCAAACGGTAATATCGTAAAAGTAAACTTTGGTCACAAGGGCGAAGGTGGTAAAAAAACAATGAAAATAAAAAAGAGTAATGCGGCTCGTAGAAAATCGTTTCGTGCACGTCATAGATGTTCAACACCTGGACCCAGACACAAGGCAAGATATTGGTCATGCCGTTTTGGATGGCCGTCAAGTGGCAAAGGTGCAATAGATAAAACTTGATTATATGGATAAAGAATTATTTAAAAAAATAGTAACACCACAATTAGAGTCTTTTTCTGCTAAAAGTCCAGAAGATGCTGCTGATATAATATGTAGTGCTTATGACAAAGCACTAAAATCAAAAGCTTTTTCTGGAAGTGGACAAAATTTTTTAACAGCAAATTTAAAATCTTTAAAAGATGCATTTACTAATGGATTTAAATTAAATAAACAAGCTGCTCAATTACAAAATAATTCTAATGTGAGTTCCGAAAATGCAATAAAAACTAGGTATCAAGAAGGAAAACACGGTATAATAAAATTTTCTGATACATACAAGGATGGTCCTATTGTATTTGTTATTGGTGGTACTCAAATAAAAGATGAAAAAGGACAAGACTGGTACCCTGGTATTAGAAATTCAAACCACAATGAAGGTTATATGTGGGAACAAGGATTTAATAACCTAAATAATTTCCATGTCTATAATTGTAAAACATCATACGATGCCACAAGGGGATGGAAAGAGTGTTTGCAAATTTTAAATTCAAAATCAATAAAAATAACAAAAAAAATAATAGTTGGTTTTTCTCTTGGTGCACGAACAATGCATGGAGTTTTTAAACTAGAACCTGCTTCAAATTGGAGTACAATACATATCATTGGACCATCTATGCCAAGGTCAGGAGATGCAACAGAACACGTTGATATGATTAACAGTCTAAAAGATAAAAGTAAAGTTTTTTATTTTCAAAGAGATGGATTGGATAAAGCAACAGAAGGAGCAACCGTTGCAAATAAAAAAGCAATTGGTAATTTATTCCTCGCGTTACCTAATAATGTAATAAATACGACTTCACACAATCCAGATGGTCCGTTTAAATCATCTTCATGGATTAGAAAAAATGTAATCTTAACAAAATCAAAATCAGAAAACCCTTTATCAAAACCAAAAACCCATTCTAGTGATGACGCAGGATGGAACGTAATGACAGTTGGACTAACTAAATATTGGTTATCAGCAACCTTTAATTTAATACCACCATCACCACCAGCAGCTTCAACTACAAATATATTAGTTTCATTTCCTGGTAATATTGAAAAATTGCCAAAAAAATTAAAATTAGCATTTAACGAAGCATTTTCAGAAAAAACCCCAAAGGCAGTTGAAGCTATTGCAAATACTTTAATAGAATATCAAAGCACAATATCTGGAATGTATACTGGACTTACCCCAAATGGTTCACCAGTAATTAAAAAATGGAGAGGTGTTTTCGGTGACAATCCAAATAAAAAAGAATCAAGAAAAAATAATAATATAATTCCGTTGGTAAAAACAACTTCATTTAAACAACTAAATGATGGTGCAGGTTTTCAACTAAAAACAAAACGAGGAAGATTTGGGGAGTATGTAGCAAGAATTGATACAAATGGAAATGAAGTAATACCTGCAGCTGCAAATGATTTACAAAGTACACAAAAGAATGGTAGATTAAATTTAAATCTTTTAGTAATGGTAGATGATGGTAATGCAATATTAGAAAAAAATTGTGCAAATGCCTATATTAAAATGCAACAAGATGCTAAATTACAAGGAGTTGAATTGAAATTAAAATCTACAAAAGCATCTTCTGGTTATAGGTCATTGGGAAGACCAGGAGATTTAAAGTTTAGAGAAAATAAAAGTGTTAAACACAGAACACAATATGCAGCAAGAGAAGATTATGATTTATGTGTAAGACAAAAAGGAGTTGGTGGGTGTGGAAGAAGAAGAGCTGCTCCGGTTTGGCCGGATCGTGGTGGTTCAAATCATGGATGGGGTAGAGCAATCGATATTGGTCCAAGAGATGTACAAGATTGGATTAGATTGAACGGTTGGAAGTATGGATGGTATTGGGGAGAAGCACCATCAGAAGAATGGCATTTTACATGGGTATTATCTGCAGGCATAGATCAAACATTAGGACCTGGAAAATTTTATCTATATGATGAAAAGGGTAATATAAATCCAAGTGATTATTAAAATGTTTTGTATAAAATTACATATTTATGTATATGACAAATGAACAAAAAAATATATTAAAAAGCATAGTAAGAGAATATGTAATTCAATATGCCAAAGAAGGAAAAAAGCCGACCGGTGGTTTAAGAGGTTGGTTTAGAGATCGTTGGGTTGATATTTCTCGTAAGAAAAAAGGTGGTGGTCATCCAGAATGTGGTGCATCCGCTGGTAGTAAAGCTAGAAAAGGTGGTAAGAGAGCATATCCTAAATGTGTTCCTGCAGCAAAAGCTGCTTCAATGTCAAAAAAACAAAAACGTAGTGCGGTTACAAGAAAAAGAAAACACGGTGCAACTGCTCGTGGTAAAGCAAAAATGGTTTCAACAGATACAAAAGGTTAATTATGGAAGATGTTTTGACACAAAAAATTGGTAATTACATAAAAATATTTGCTATAGGAGTTCTTTCTATTCTTTTATTTTACAATGTTTATGAAAATAATCGTTCAAAAGAACAATTAAAACAATCAACAAAAACTGCAGATAGTTTAGAAGCACTCATAAACAAATATGAATTTGACTATACTAATTTAAAAAAAATAGCAAATGAATTAGACTCAATTATTAAAGTTCGTAAGGATAGTATTATTATCATAAAACAAAAATTTTATGTTTATCGTGATAAAGAAATAAAAAATCCAGATGAAGCCACAAAATATATTATCAATTTTTTGAAAGACTAATTTATGAAGTATCTAATAATTTTATTTTTATCAGCAACAAGTATGTTTGCTTCTGTAAAAGATTCTACTATATGTTTTAAAAAATCCGAAATAGTATTATTGGCAAACAAAATACAACTAATTAGAGATTCCGTTGAATACTTAACTGCCGTTGTAAATGCACAAGATACTTTGATTGAATTTCATCAAACAAGATTTGACTTGTATCATCAACAATTAAAAAATCGTGACCAAGTTATTGATGCTTGTAAAAAAAGAAGCACGGAACTTGAAAAAATAAATGAAGAACTACAACCTCGTTGGTATGATAATAAATTACTTTGGTTTTTTAGTGGGGTAGGAACAGTTCTCGGAATAATGTTTGCAGTACAATGAGTCAAGTTACTAAAAATTTAAAAGACATAATTAAAGAGGAGTTTGCTAAATGTGCAGCAAATCCTGTTTATTTTATGAAACGTTATGCAAAAATTCAACATCCAACTCGTGGCAAAATTCTTTTTGAACTATACCCATTTCAGGAAGACGTACTTAAAGAATTTAATGCAAATAGATGGAATATAGTTTTAAAATCTCGTCAGTTAGGAATATCTACACTTATTGCAGGTTACTCACTTTGGTTGATGTTATTTAATCAAGATAAGAATATTCTTGTTATTGCTACAAAACAAGAAACTGCAAAAAATTTGGTAACAAAAGTTCGTGTTATGTATGACAATATGCCAAGTTGGTTAAAGACTGGCGTTCAAGAAGATAATAAACTTTCACTTCGATTTAAGAACGGTTCACAAATAAAAGCCGTTTCTGCCGCCGCTGATTCTGCTCGTTCTGAGGCACTTTCACTTCTTATCATAGACGAGGCCGCCTTTATTGACGATATAGATAGAATATGGGCATCTGCACAACAAACACTTGCTACCGGTGGAACTGCAATTATTAACTCTACGCCAAACGGTGTTGGTAACTTTTATCACAAACAATGGGTAAAGGCAAAGTTAGGTGAAAGTTCTTTCAATCCAATAGAACTATTATGGCAAGTTCATCCAGACCGTGACCAAAAATGGCGTGATGAACAAGACATACTGTTAGGTCCTGATATGGCTAAACAAGAATGTGATGGAAACTTTCTTGCGTCTGGCCGTGCAGTTATTGATGGGGAATTAGTTAAATGGTACGAAGATACATATGTATGTGAACCAAAAGAAAAACGAGGAGTTGAAGATGCATATTGGATATGGGATTATCCAGATTCTAATAAATCATACATAGTAGTTGCTGACGTTGCACGTGGTGACGGAAACGATAACTCAGCGTTTCATGTAATAGATGTTGATAATTTGGAACAGGTTGCAGAATACAAAGGAAAACTTGATACAAAAACTTATGGTAATATGTTGGTATCAGTTGCTACTGAATATAATGATGCTTTGCTTGTAGTTGAAAACGCAAATATTGGTTGGGCAGTCATTCAACAAATTATTGATAGAGGTTATCCAAATCTTTATTACACATATCGTGAAGACGGTTACATAGATCCTTCTGTTCATATTCCAAAAGGATATGATATAAAAGATAAATCACAAATGGTTCCAGGATTTACTACAAGTGCAAAAACAAGACCACTACTCATTTCAAAGTTAGAAACTTATTTTAGAGAAAGAACTCCAATAATAAAATCTTCAAGATTAGTTGAAGAACTTTATGTTTTTGTTTGGAACGGATCAAAGGCAGAAGCACAACAAGGGTATAATGATGACTTAACATTATCATTTTCTATTGGACTTTGGGTTAGAGATACTGCAATAAAACTTCGTCAAGAAGGACTAATGCGTACTCGTATGAGTTTAGATTATATTGGAAAAGGCAGTCCAATTCAATCATCAGCACCAAGTAATATTGATGATGGTTGGTCTATGCAAATTAGAGGACAAGATGAAGATTTAACTTGGTTGATAAAGTAATTTTCATTTTTTTCAAACATATTTATATTCATGTATAATAATTAACAATAGGTGAAAAATGGCAGAAAGAAAATCGTTGTTTGATAGATTAAAAACACTTTTTTCTACTAATGTTGTTGTTAGAAACGTTGGTGGTAAAAGATTAAAAGTTGTAGATACTGCACGTTATCAAGCAGACGGAAATCCACATACATCAAAAGTTGTTGACAGATACGGAAGACTTCATGGATCTAGAGGAACACCAATATCGGTATACAATCAATACAATTCTTTTTCTGCTACAAAAATAGATCTTTATACAGATTATGAAGCAATGGACACCGATGCAATTGTTTCTTCTGCACTTGACATATATTCAGATGAAAGCACACTAAAAAATGATTCCGGTGATGTATTAACAATAAGAACGGACAATGATAATATAAGAAAAATACTTCGTAATTTATTTTATGATATTTTGAATATAGAATATAATCTTTGGCCTTGGACACGTAATCTTTGTAAGTATGGTGACTTTTATCTATATCTTGATGTAAAAGAGGGGTTAGGTGTTACAAATGTAGTTCCTTTTTCACCATATGAAGTTCAAAGAGAAGAAGGAACGGATCCAGAACATATCTATATGACTAAATTTATTTATGAAGGTCCTCTCGGTAAGGGAGAATTTCAAAATTATGAAATGGCACATTTTCGTTTATTAGGTGATACAAATTTTTTACCTTATGGTAAATCAATGTTGGAAGGCGCTCGTAAATTGTATAAACAATTAGTTCTTATGGAAGATGCAATGTTAATACATCGTATTATGAGGGCACCTGAAAAAAGAGTATTTAAGGTTGATATTGGTAATATACCACCTGGTGAAGTTGATGGGTATATCCAATCTATGATGAATAAAATGAAAAAAATTCCAATAGTAGATGAAAAAACCGGAAACTATAACCTACGTTTTAACATGCAAAATCTTTTGGAAGACTATTATCTTCCTGTTCGTGGAACACAATCTGCAACAAATATAGAAACACTTCCTGGTTTACAATATCAGGCAATAGAAGATGTTGAATATTTAAAAAGTAAAATATTTGCTGCACTAAAAATACCAAAAGCATTTTTGGGATATGATGAAACAACCGAAGGTAAAGCAACTCTTGCAGCCCTTGATATTCGTTTTGCCAGAACAATAGAAAGAATACAGAGAATAGTTGTTTCTGAATTGACAAAAATTGCAATAGTTCATCTTTATTCACAAGGATATGAGAACGCAGATTTAGTTAATTTTGAATTAGACTTAACAAGTCCATCTATCGTTTATGAACAAGAAAAAGTTGCTCTTATGAAAGAAAGAGTGGATCTTGCTTCACAGTTAATTGAAAATAAACTATTATCAATGAAATACATTTATTCAAATATATTCAATTTGACAGATGATCAAGCAGAGTTTGAAAAAAATGAAATACTTGAAGATATTAAACATAAATTCCGTCAAACTCAAATTGAAAGTGAAGGAAATGATCCTGCTATAACAAAAGAATCATTTGGAACTCCACATGATATTGCCAGTATGCATGTTAAAGGTGGTGGTAAAATGATAAGTGATAATGAAGTTCCAGATGGAGGGTGGCCAGGTGCAGGAAGACCTGCAAAGAATTTATCGTATTCGACTGATGATAGTCCATTTGGAAGAGATCCTATTGGTAAAAAAGATGTAGGAAACACATTAAAAATAAATCAAAGTACAAAGCATGAGTATAAAAAAGGAAGTCCATTATCAACGGAAGGAAAAAAAATAACAAAAGATATGGAAAGACTAATAAACGATATGGCTGGTATAAAGGTTAAAACTAAACAAATTATATCGGAAAGTCTAAAATCAACAAAAATTTCCGAAGAAAATGAACCAAATTTACTAAATGAAGACAATTTATTGGATGAATTATGAGATTGTCTATATTTATTGTATGAAAGTGTGCACTAACAGGTATAATTAACAATGAGAAAAATAAAGCATTCAAAGTTTAAAAATACTGGAATGTTATTTGAACTATTAACACGTCAAATAACATCGGATATTATTTCTTCAAATGAATCCGTAGCAATCCAAATACTCAAAAAACATTTTGGTAAGAATACAGAACTTATCAAAGAGTATACATTGTATAAAACTCTTTCTGATGAAAAACTAAAATCAGAATCTAAAGCAAATATGCTTATAGGTGCGGTAATAACTGCAAGACGTGGATTAAATAAATCAAGATTGAACGAAGAAAAGTATCAATTGATAAAAGCAATTAAGGATAATTTTGATATTGACTTATTTTTTCAAACAAAAGTTCAAAACTACAAACTATTGGCATCAATATACAAAATTTTTGAATATAAAGATTTGGATAATCCAGTAGAATTAACAAAATCAAAAATAACAATAATAGAAAATATAACAGAAAAACCAAATACAACTATAATAAACGAAACAAATACACTTTCAAATGAATCAAAAGAAGTTCGTTTATTATCACAAAAACTGTTAGTTGAAAAATTTAATAAAAAATATAATGATTTCAATGAATCACAGAAGATGTTGCTTAGAGAATATATTGGAAATGTAAGCAATACAAATAATCTTAAATCTTTAATACAAACGGAAGCGGTAAATATAAAAAATATTTTTAGTAAAAATATGTATAAAGTAAAAGACAAATCTTTAAAAATAAAATTAACAGAAATAGTTAATTTATTAGATTCATATGAACAAATAAAGAATGTTGATGAAAACCATATATCAGCATTATTGAGATATTATAGTTTGATAGAAGATTTATCTTGGAGTAAATAATGTCAATAAATCCAATACACCCCTATGATTACCCAGCATCACAAGCAAATGATTTTCAAAGAAAAGGTCATCCTGGTAAATTTTTAAAATCAATAACATGCACATCAGGAACAACATATTTTACTGGCTCCAATTATGGTGTAGGTGGTATTATTGTTGCAGATACAACAACTGGTACAGTTACTCTTTCTGCTGGAGGAAGTATATCTTTAGCAGATATTGCCGGATCAAAACGTATACTTGAAATATCAGCAGAATCGGTTACAGTAAATTCTGGAACCGTATATGTGTTGATAAAAAATCAAATTTCAAAATAAGGCATAATATGAATATACAATCATTCATAAAACAAATACAAGAGTCGGAAGATTACCGAAAATTTAAAGAAGAAATTGAACTTGATGAAATGAGTACAACTGCTTCTGTTCCAGGATATCAAACTCCAAATGCGTTCTCTCCAAATGAAACAGATGTTGATACCCACAATAAAGAAACTGCAGAAGTATATGGGTATAAAATTGTTCCAAAACAAAAAAAGAAAAATTTTGAGTCTGCTTACAAACAAGCAATGAATGTAATGCATGAGGGAACATATAAAGAATTTCGTAAAGATGAAACCCGTTCAACTAATAGAAAAATAAATGATTCTATTAAAAATATAAACAAAACAATCTATGAAGTAGAAAGAGTAGTTGAACATGCATTAAAACTAAAAACAGAAATGAATGTTGATCAAAGAACTCTTTGGGGAGAGTCTATGGCTAGATTGAGAAAAATATCTGAAAGGATAAACAGAATTACAAAAAAGATTAACGAATTAGGTGCATAACATGAAAGAACTACTCGTAGATACTATTTTGTTCAATCCAACTACCACAAACTTAAATGAAAGTATTGATGGTGGCGGTAAAATAATTGTAAATGGAGTTTTACAAAGAGCAGAAGCAAAAAATCAAAATGGTAGGGTATATCCAAAAGAAATTTTGATGCGAGAAGTGAAAAAATATGCAGAAACTTGTATAAAAGAAAGAAGAGCATTAGGAGAATTAGACCATCCAGAATCATCAGTAATAAATTTAAAGAATGTTTCTCATAATGTATTGGAAGTTAAATGGAAAGGCAACGATGTTGTCGGTGTTGTTGAAATTTTACCAACTCCTGCTGGAAACATATTGAAAGAATTATTGAAATGCGGGATAAGATTAGGTATTAGTTCAAGAGGAATGGGTAGTGTTGAAGAAATGAGTGAGGGCGTAGTTCAAGTTCAAGATGATTTTGAGTTAATAGGATGGGATTTTGTATCAAATCCATCAACACATGGTGCATTTATGTACCCAAAGGGGACAAATGAAGGATTATATGAGGGTTTAATAACAGAAGGAGTTGGTATTTCAACAATTTCAAAGATTGATCCTAAAATTAAACGTATTAACAACAACATAACAAACATAATTTGTGAAATTGGTAATGTTTGTGAATGTATATTTGACGGGAGATAAAAATGCCTGCATTATCACAACAACAGCAAAAAATTATGGGATTGGCACTTGCATATAAGAGAGGAGATGTATCGGCATCCGATGTTAGCCCTAATATAAAAAAGATTGCAAGCGGTATGTCTGAAAAAGAATTAGAAAAATTTGCAAGTACAAGTCATAAAGGTCTTCCAAAGAAGGTCGGTGAAACAAAAATTAAAGTTGAAGATTTAAAAAGAATGGTTCAAGATGCTGTTGAAGAAGTTATGCAAGAAAAATTTAACGCAAAACACTTAACACCAGAACAAAAACAACAATTTAAAGAAGCGGTATCAAATTACAACGAATATAGAGAAGTAATACACAGATCTAAATCATTACCAGAAGCAGTTAGTAAAATTACTGCAATAGTTGAGTTTGCTAATAAAAATATAGTTGAAGAATCAGGTGATTGGTTTGAAGGTGTATCATATAACAGAAAATCGAATCAAATTCGTGAATCTTTGAAAGAATTTCATAGAATATCCGAAAGAATTGTAAAATTACAGAGAAAATTAGAGTCAATATACGATGGCATCGGAAATCATCTTGGTAAATTTTACGAAATTAAACAAAATAATAAATAAAAAGGAAATAGGTTATGTCAGACAGAGTTTATACATCGTCAAAGCCGGCACACGTCAAAGTAAAAGGAAATGGAATGAATATTGACGTTATGATTAAAATTTTTAAGCGTAAAGTCAAAGAATCCGGTATATTAGAAGAATATAAAAATAAGATGGAATATATTAAACCATCAAAAAGAAAAGTTGAGCGTAAAAACGCTGCAATAAGAAGACAAAAAAAAATAAATGAAGAAAACATATAATTTAATAAAGACTATATTTATACTATAATACCCTATTTCGATTAAGAATAAAATAATATCTTAATATATGGGGTTTGTAATTTTTTTTATGTTGATTGGGGTTCATAATAACGCCAAAAAGTTGGAGATTTCTAATGAATGATTTACTAAAAGAGGCAATAGCCGATGCTAAAGCAGTTCGTGAGATTGCACTTGCAAATGCGAAACTTGCTTTGGAAGAAGCTATGACACCTAGACTCCAATCTATGTTGTCTCAAAAACTTGCTGAAGAAGCAGAAGGTGATGAAGAAGAAAAATCTGTTGAAGAAGATTATGGAAACGATTGGTTTGAAGAAGAACCCGGTTCTGTATCTGAAACAGAAGATGAAGAACCTGCTGTTGAAGAAGGTGAGGGAGAAGAAGACCACACAGATGAAAAGTCAGTAGACACGGCTGAAGATGACATTGACATTGAAGAATTGTTTGGTGAAGCTGATGATGAAGAAGAAGCACCTGCAAAAGAAATGGATGAAGCCGATGACGAAGAAATTGACGAAGATTTAATGGAAATTATACGTCAATTAGAAGAAGACATTGATTCATCCGGTATTGGAACAGGTGACAATAAGAAACCATCACCAGTTGCTTCCGATGATAGTACCGAAGACAAAGCGGAAAAACTTGTTCAACTTGTAAACGAAGAAGATGAAGATGAAGACATCAAAGAAATGATGCGTTCTATTCGTGAAGAAGATGAAGAAGAATCTAAAAAAGAAAAGGTAGAGGAAGCAGAAGATGAAGATGAAGATACCGTAGATATTAAAGAAATTTTACGTGCTCTTCGTGAAGAAGATGAAGAAGAAAAAGTTGACGAAGCTGAAGAAGAAAAAGAAAAAGAAATGGCAGAAGCTAAACTACGTGAAGCATATGCTGTTATTACTTTCTTACGTTCAAAAATCAACGAAGTCAATCTTTTGAACTCTAAATTGCTTTTCTCAAACAAATTGTTCAAAAAACATTCATTGACAGAGAAACAAAAAATTACGGTCATTGAAAACTTTGACCGTGCGTCCAGCTTGCGTGAAGTAAAATTGGTTTATGCAACCCTTTCAGAGGCATTAAAATCTGCTAAAATAAATGCTAAGCCGTTGAAAGAGTCATTTGCAAGCAAACCTATTGCAAGCACTCGCCCAAAAACAATCATCAATGAAGGTGATGACATGGCGAATCGTTTACGTAAATTAGCAGGTTTAAAATAACAAATTAAGGATATTAAAATGAGTATACAATCACTTTTAGGCGCTACCAACAATCCCCATAAGCGTCTTATCGAAGAAAATAAAGGTGTTGTTAAGAAGTGGGAAAAATCAGGTCTTCTTGACAATGTAAAAAATGATTACGAAAAGAACTCTATTGCAATTCTTCTCGAAAATCAAGCAAAACAACTTATCGAAGAATCAAATCGTACAGGTACAGCAGCTGGTGCAGAAGAATGGGCTGGCGTTGCACTTCCATTGGTTCGCCGTATTTTCTCTGAAATTGCTGCGAAAGATTTTGTTTCTGTTCAACCAATGAACTTGCCTTCCGGTCTTGTTTTCTATTTGGATTTCAAGTATGGTACAGGTCAACCTGGCTTTACAACGGGTGCAGGTAGAACATCACAAGCTGATTCCGTATTCGGTGTAACTGGCAAAGATGCAAAAGATGCTGATCCTGAGGGCGGTCTTTATGGTGCAGGTCGTTTTGGTTATTCAATTAACGAAGCATCCGTAACTGGTTTGGCACTCGGTGCTACAGCAAATGCAACAGATTTTGCTACTGGTTCAGTATCAACATCATCACCTTCATTATATCAACATGATACAGAATTTGAAAATGCTTATGCTACTGCTCTTGCAGCTGGTAATATCATTACAATCACAGTATCATCTGCTGCCATTACTGATGCAGATTATGAAGGAGTACGTGCATTTACAGTAACAGGTACAAACATTGCAGAATATTTCCCTCAATACACAACAAGTGCAAATGATAACTCAACAGTTACATTTGTTGCTAGAAAAACTGGTACACCAGCTGCTGTTGCTGTAAAATATTCTAAGCAACCTCTTGCTTATGACCGTGGTGATTTTGAAGATAAAGGTTCATCTCTTGACATTCCAGAAATCAATTTAGAATTGCGTTCAGAGTCTATCGTTGCTAAAACACGTAAGTTGAAGGCAGTATGGACACCTGAATTTGCACAAGACTTGAATGCTTACCATTCAATTGATGCTGAGGCAGAATTGACATCAATGTTGTCAGAGTATATTTCACAAGAAATTGACCTCGAAATTCTTGATATGTTGATTAAGAATGCACAAACAACAGAAAGATGGTCAGCTCGTATTGGTCGTACATATGATGCTTCAACTGGTGCATTTGGTGATTATGCTACAAACCAAGCCGCTGCTTCTGCATTTAACCAACAAACATGGTTCCAAACACTTGGCACAAAAATTCAAAAAGTATCAAACGTAATTCATCAGAAAACACTTCGTGGTGGTGCAAACTTCCTCGTATGTTCTCCACAAGTTGCTACACTTCTTGAATCAATGCCTGGCTATGCAGTTGATGGTGAAGGTATGAAATTCGCAATGGGTGTTCAGAAAGTTGGTCAATTGAATGGCCGTATCACAGTCTATAAGAATCCTTATATGCTCGAGAATCAAATTCTCGTAGGTTTCCGTGGTGCTCAATTCCTCGAAACCGGTGCTGTGTATGCCCCATACATTCCACTTGTAATGACACCATTGGTATACGATCCAACGAACTTCACACCAAGAAAAGGCGTGATGACTCGTTATGCGAAGAAGATTGTTCGTCCAGAGTTCTATGGTCTTATCCAAATTGATTCTCTCGGTGACATCTAAACCGTATTGGGTTAGTGAAAATAAAGGAGTGAGATTTTCTCACTCCTTTTTTGTTTTTTGTAAAAATATAATAATTATTTATACTATGTATGAATACTAATTCGGAGTTACCATGAAAAAACAAACTAAAAATCAAATGATGAATAAAAAATTAGAGAGTTTGATTGTAGAAGAAATAAAAAAACAAATGTTAAAAGAAGAAGGTGAATTGGATAAAATGGAAAATGAGTTTCAATCCATATTAAAATCTATTGTACCTGATTTAAAATCACAAGAATCAGAACTTCAAAAAAAACAAGGTGACGAAGAACAAATCAAAAATGCATTAAGAAAAGCACCCGAATTGGCAAAAGTTATTGATGGAAAATTTAAAAGACAAGAAGCAAAAAAAGGAAAAGTAAACGAAATTGATGCAATTTTCTTTGTTGGTCTTGCATTAGCATTACCAAAAATTGCAGAAATATCCGCAAACATAATAGAAAAATTGATAAAGAGATTAGGTGGTGGTGATAAATCTAAAATTGCAGAATTTTTAAGAACAAGTGCAGATAAATTACATCATACTTATTTAAAAATAGTTAAGATTGCATTATTAGCAATACCGGAGTTTAGAAAAGCGGATAAAGACGTACAAGATAAAGTTGCAGAAGTTGTTTTTACTTTAATAATAGCTGGTCTTGCTGTTTATTCCGGATATAGTGCAGTTAAAGCCGGTGTATCAACATTGGGTGCATTAGAGGGAGCAATGGCCGCCATAAAAAGTAATGAGGTAATGCAATTTCTCTCAAAACAATTTGCATCACTTGCTTAAAAATAACAAAATAAATTTTAATATAGGGTGATATTTGTCACCCTTTTTTATTTCATAAATGCTATTTATTACAAATGGAAGAATTGATAAATTATACAGACATCATTAAACTTGGAGTGTCTAGTTTGGCGACTCTTTTGGGAGTATTTTTGTCCTGGTATTTGAAATACAAATATGGTGAATATAAACAAAGAAAAATTGAAAGAGAAATATCAAATTCCAAACTCATACAAACAATCCTCGATCAACTGCTAGAAGAATACTCTTGTCAGAGAGTTTTTATATTACAAAGACACAACGGCGGTAAATATCAAACTGGTAAATCTATGAATAAACTTTCTACTTCCTTTGAATCATTAGAAGAAGGAGTAAGTACGGAGTTTATACAATATCAAAATTTACCTATGTCTTTATATTCAAATTTTGTTGAAGATGTTAGCAAACATAAAGCAATTTATTCAACAGTAGAAGACATATCAGATTTAATAACAAAGGCATTTTTTACACAAAGAGGAACAAAATCGGCAACAGTATATCCAATAAAAAAATCACAAGAATTGATTGGTTTGATTGGATTTGAATGGACTCATACTTCTGAAAACTTTGGTGAAGTAATAGTACAAGTTCAAGAAGATGTTAAAACAATAAGTGAAACACTCTCAAAACTATTGTAGGAGTTTATATGACACTCGATAATAATTCAAATGAAATAAATGAAAATGATGTTAATGGGTTTGAAACAAATGGAATAAAAAAAGGAAGAAAAACTATAAAAAATAAAATACAATTTCAATTATCCTTAAATGAAGAACAAAAAGAAGTAAAATCTAAGGCATTACAAGATACTGTTTCTGTTTTTTTGGGTAAAGCTGGTTCTGGTAAAACTCTTTTGGCCACACAAATAGCATTAGAATATCTTTTTTACCGTGAGGTAGATAGAATAATAATTACAAGACCAACTGTATCGAATGAAGATTTGGGATTTCTTCCAGGAAACATAAAAGAAAAAATGGATCCTTGGTTATCACCCATACAAGCAAATATGCATATGTTGTATAGTAAAGAAAAGATTGAAAAACTAACACAAGAAGAAAAAATAGAGATTGCACCTATCTCCTTTCTTCGTGGCAGAACGTTTGTTAATGCATGTGTAATAGTTGATGAATCACAGAATGTAACAAAGACACAAATGGAAATGGTATTGTCTCGTTTGGGTGTAAATTCAAAAATGATTTTAACCGGCGATGCTGGTCAAATAGATTTGAAACAGAAAAAAGATTCTGGATTACCATATTTATTTGATATGAAGGATAAGATTAACGGATTAGGTGTATATGAGTTAAAAACAAACCATAGACATCCAATAGTTGATAGTATATTAAAATATTTTGACGATAACAAAACAGAGAAGTAAATGACAGATATTCCAATTTGGCCAGGATCATCAAGTTTTTCACCAGGCGAAACACCGTTTGGATTCTATGATGCCGATCCAACATTTCAAGTAGATGCAGACCATGTTGCAAATTGGTGTGCTAAAAGATTGGGTTATCCACTCGTTGATATTGAATTACAAGATGTAAATTTTTATGCTTGTTTTGAAGAAGCAGTATCGGAATATTCAAATCAAGTAAATCAATTTAATATACAACAAAATCTTTTAAGTTTAATTGGTACACCAACGAGTAATAATTTAACGCACAGAAATATATCGCCAAATCTTGGTGGTGTAATTCAAATTGCAACAGAATACGGTGTAGATACTTTTACAAATGGTAATGTTAATTTTTATAGTGCATCAATAGATATTGTTCCTGGTGATCAAAATTATGACTTAAATCTTTTGATTAGAGATGTACATGCACCAACCGGTTCAATAGAAATAAAAAGAGTACATCATTATTCACCACCGGCTGCAATGCGTTTTTACGATCCTTATTTGGGAAATCAAGCGATGCTTGACACATTTGGATTTGGTGCGTATTCAACTGGTGTATCATTTATGTTAATGCCAATGTATGCAGATTTACTTCGTGTTCAAGCAATTGAATTTAATGATTTAATGCGTAAATCATCATTTTCTTTTGAGATATTAAATAACAAATTGCGTATATTTCCAATTCCTGTAAAATCTTTTAAACTTTGGATAGAGTATGTTATTAAAGAAGAAAGAAACAATCCTTTAAAATATCCAAGTGGACAAGTTTCTGATATGTCAAATGCACCTTATGATTTTATGAATTATGATAATATAAATTCTGTTGGTAAGACATGGATATACAGTTTTGCACTAGCATTAGCAAAAGAAACATTAGGATATATTCGTGGAAAATATAGTGCAATTCCAATTCCAAATGGAGAAACAACATTAAATGCAGCAGATTTATTAGCTGCAGCTACTGCAGAAAAAACTGCTTTGATAGCTGAATTGCGTGAGATACTTGATACAACAACCCGTGCAAAATTATTGGAAGCAAAAAAAGCTGAAGTAGATAATTTGAATGGTACGTTGGTTGGTAGTCCTTTACTAATTTATGTTGGATAATTAAATGCCATTATTTCACGGAAGCAGAGATGCAGGATTGATTCATAAGTTTAACATGGAACTTGTAAATGATATTATAGATACAGAAGTTGCAATCTATAAACTATCATTGGAGGACACAAAAACAAACATATACAATGAATCGGATAAAAAAGTGTATTACACACCTATAAAAATATCGGCATTGATAGATTACCAAGCACAGGCATATGAAGGAACAGAATTTGGTCAAGATTATCAACAAGTTTGTAACTTTGGATTTGTTAGAGAATATCTAAAAGAAGCAGATATTTTAGTAGAAGTTGGTGATGTGATTGAATATAATGGAGAATGGTGGGAAGTAGATGGTATTCAAGAAACACAATACTTTGGTGGTAAGAATCCAGATTACTCTTTTGCAGGAGAAAAATGGGGTCATAATGTTTCTATAATAGCAAGTACACACTTGACAAGACGTTCAAGAATACACGTTGAAGAATTTAGACCTCCAGTAATAAATAATACAAATGATTTACCGAGCAACATATAATGAAAAATTCTATAAAATATAGAGTTCCACCCATACGAAGAACACGTGATTCCTTTATAGATGATGCAAATTCACAAGCAAATCCTAGAATAGATTTAGGAAAGGCACGGGACAGTCAAATTCGTAGAGATAAAGACAAGGTAAGAAGTCTTGGCATAACTCTTTATGATATTGATTTTGCTGTTAAATCATTTATTGATCAAAAAATGCAATTAAAAGTTGAAGATGGCAGTGATTATATTACTGTACCAACGATATATGCTAATGCAGAAAAATGGGCATCAATACAAAAAGATGGTTTCCTAAAAGATAAAAAAGGAAAAACACTTGCTCCCTTAATAACATTCCGTAGGTCAGGAATAAATATTGTTCCTGAAATGCGCAGAAATAAAGTCGCTAATACTGATCAGATAAATTACATAATGAAACAACAGTATAGTGCAGTAACACCGTATAATAGATTTAGTATTCAATATGAAAAACAAAAACCTTATGAATATTATTCTACACCTGTACCAGATTATGTTGATGTTACATACGATTTTATTATTTGGTGTGAATACCAAACACAATTGAATTATGTAGTAGAAAGTTTTATATTCTACGGTGGTCAATCATTTGGAGAAAGAAACTTTTTTAAATTTGCAACAAATATAGAATCATTAACAATGGAAGATAGTAACACAACTGGTCAAGACAGATTAGTTCGTGCTAATTTTCAATTAACAGTACATGGTTATCTTGTACCAAAAGAAATTGCTAATAAAGCATCAACAAACCGAATAGTTACTCCTAATAAAATTCAATTTGTAGCTGAAACATTTACTGATATAAATGATGTTTTAGAAGAAGAAAATCGTAGAAATAGACTACCATAATATAATAATTTGATTTTATTTTGTAAAAACGTCATTCTGCAAAAAATGGCACATATTTATATTTGTTAATCAATTTTAATTACTAAATTATGAGGTTTTATTATGTCTGAAACAGTAGAAACTCCGGTAGATATTGAAGAAAAAACGTCACAAACGGTTTCGGAAGAAGATATTGAAAGAGTTAAAGAGTTACGAACTAAATATGCAACAACAACTGCCCAAATTGGTCAACTTGAAATTGAATTGCATATATCAAAAAAGAGAGTAACTGATCTCGAAAAATTAAGAGAAAGTTTGTTAGATAACTATGTTAAATTACAAACAGAAGAACAAAATTTAGTTAAAGAATTGAATGAAAAATACGGTGATGGTTTACTTGATCTAGAAGCAAATAGATTTGTACCCGCACCTACTGTTTAAAAATTAACGTTTTTACTTTGTCTTGATTATATCATTTTCTGGAGAAAATAGTGGCTAACGAAAGAATTGTGAGTCCTGGAGTATTTACCTTTGAAAAAGACCTGTCATTCCTTCCACAAGGAATAGGTGCTATTGGTGCAGCTCTAATTGGACCAACGCTTAAAGGACCGGCTTTTGTACCAACATTAGTCAATGGATATTCTGACTTTTTGAGAATATTCGGTGGTGCATACGAACAATCATATTTACCTTATACTGCTAAGAGTTATTTAACAAGTGCAGGAACTGCAACCGTAGTTAGAGTTCTTGGATCAGGTGGGTATAAATTAAACAGTCCAATTGCAATTGTTGCCAGTGGATCTTTTGGTAGACAGTTAATATCAGTATTACATCCAACGTTTGTAGTACCAACAGATGGCAGTACAGATCTTTTTGAAGAATCAACTGTTGAAAACTTTATTCCTGCTGGAAATTTTGTATTGACATTATCTGGATCTTTTGCAACAGAAACAACTGCATTTACAAATATGGCTGTAAATCAAAATGGAACATATTTTAGTGCTTCTATAAATCCAGAAAGTGATGATTTTGTTGGTGATTTATTTGGTCATAGTGCATACGGAACAAACGCAATTTACAACTATGTTTGTTTTGGTGAAAGTGCGGCAGCTTTACTTGATGATGTTGGTGCAGTTGAAATTGAATTTGGTGAAACAGATGCTTGGGATTTTGAAAAAAGTTATTCAGAGGCATCAACTCCTTGGATTACTTCACAAAAAATTGGTGGTAATGCACAGGATCTTTTCAAGTTTCACACACTCTCTCATGGTGTTCATGCTAACTATGAAATAAAAGTTGGTATTGCAAATATTCGTCCTGCTGGTACAATAGCCGGTTCAGAATATGGAGAATTTGATGTAGTAATTCGTGCGGTTGACCAAACTAAATTACCACAAACACCATTTACAACAGAAGATGATGATTTTAGACCTAACATAATAGAATCATTTAGATGTAATCTTGATCCAAACTCTCCAAAATTTATATCAAGAGTTATTGGTGATAGATATATTACAAGTACAGATGAAGGTAAATTGTTAGTAAACGGTGATTATGCAAATCGTTCAAAATATGTTAGAGTTGAAGTAACTGATTCCGTATTAAATTCTGGTATAACACCGAATTATGTACCATTTGGATTCCGTGCTTTAAAATCACCAATTCCTGCTGATTTTACACAACCACCTGCAGTTTCATTTGTAACTGATCAAGTTGTTGCTGGTGAATATAATCGTAGAGTTTATCATGGATTTGATTATGATTTTGGTACAACAGATAATTTTAATTATTTGCGTCCACTTCCTGTAACCGGTAAAACAACAGTAGGGAATAATGTTGATTTTTATTTAGGAGATTATGACCAATCAGTATTGGCAAATTTCCCAAGTTCAACAAGTCCTTATGACGGACCAATAGACTTATCATCAAATACATCTGCTGATACTCGTAAATTTATGGTGCCTTTCCAAGGTGGATTTGATGGACACAAACCAAATCTTCAAAAGAAAACAGGTATTCATATAGCTAATACAAATACACAAGGATTTGATATTTCAAATACAAGTGCAGATGGATATAAGTCATATAAAAAGGCACTTGATACTATTTCAAATGCAGATGAATTTGATATTAACATGGTCGTTACTCCAGGTGTTATACATTCAATACACCCTGCAATAACAACTTATGCTAAGAGTGTCTGTGAAGAACGTGGTGATGCTTTCTATGTGATGGATGCATCTGAAATAAATGATAATATATCAACAGTAGTTGGTGCGGTTGAAACACTTGATACAAATTATGCCGCTACATATTATCCTTGGGTTAAAATACTCGATACAGACAGAAATAAACCAGTATGGGTTCCACCGTCTGTTGTTCTTCCAGGAGTTATTGCTTTCAATGACCGTGTTTCTGCCGAATGGTTTGCTCCTGCAGGTTTGAATCGTGGTGGTTTGACAGAAGTAATTGAAGTCAAGTCTCGTTTGACACAAACCGAAAGAGATACACTTTATGAAGGTCGTGTTAATCCTATTGCAACATTTCCTGCAACAGGCGTGTGTGTATGGGGACAAAAGACATTACAAGGTCGCCCATCCGCACTTGACCGTATCAATGTTCGCCGTTTGTTGATTGCTGCTAAGAAGTTTATTGCTTCTTCTACAAGATACCTTGTGTTTGAACAAAACACTACACAAACACGTTCAAGATTCTTGAACATTGTTAATCCGTATCTAGAATCAATACAACAACGTCAAGGTTTGTTTGCATTCCGTGTTATCATGGATGAATCAAACAATACACCTGATATTATTGACCGTAACATTCTTTATGGACAGTTGTTCTTACAACCCACAAAGACCGCTGAATTTATAGTATTAGACTTTAATATTCAGTCAACTGGTGCGGCATTTCCTGGTGCTTAATTGATGTAATGGGGAGATGAAATACTCTCCCCACTTTTTTAATAATCAACATATTTATTTGAGAAGATAATTTTTTGGAGACATAAATGGCTGAACTGATTAACTCGAATGAGATATTTTTTACCCCCTTCGAGCCAAAACTACAAAATCGCTTTATCATGTACATTGAAGGTGTACCTGCTTGGTTGGTTAAAGGTGCGGGAAGACCAAACATTAACTTTAATCCAATTAAGTTAGACCATATCAACGTATATCGTAAAGTGAAAGGCAAAGGGGAATGGCAGGATGTTACAATTAAACTATATGACCCAGTGGTTCCATCGGGTGCACAGGCAGTCATGGAGTGGGTACGTTTATCACACGAATCTGTAACTGGTCGTGATGGATATTCCGATTTTTACAAAAAGGATATTACATTACATACGCTCGGTCCTGTTGGTGATAAGGTAGAAGAATGGACATTAAAAGGTGCATTTATTACCGCAACAACATTTGGTGAAATGGATTGGGCTAATGATGCATTTGTTGAGATTTCACTCACACTTGCATATGATTATGCTATTCTACAATACTAATTTTACAAAAATAGTAATTTTTATATCGTAAAATTAGTTTTTGAAAAAATATCCCTATATTTATTAGCAATAATGTTAATGAATATAGGGTTTTATTTTTATGTCAAAACAAAAAAGAACTATTCTGGTTACAGGTGGTTCCGGTTTTATTGGTAGTAATTTTATTCACATGATTCTTGATAAGCCCAATTCAAATATAAGAATTGTGAATGTTGATGCACTAACTTACGCCGGAAATCCAAAAAATGTTGAAAAATTTGAAGGTAATGAAAATTACATCTTCTACCATGCAGAAATACAGAACACAAGACTAATAAATGACATCTGTAAAATGCATGATGTTGAAGGTATAATAAATTTTGCTGCTGAATCCCATGTGGATAGGTCAATTCTCGATGGAAAACCTTTCATAGACACAAATATAGTCGGAACCGTGTCACTCTTAACTGTTGCTAAGGATTTAGAACTAAAAAAGTTCGTTCAAGTATCAACAGATGAAGTTTATGGTAGTTTAAAACTAGATTCAGTAGAAAGATTTACCGAAGATTCACAAATATTACCTAATTCCCCATATTCAGCTGCTAAAGCGGGTGCAGATGGGTTTGTTAGGTCATATTATCATACTTACGGTGTCCCTGCAGTGATTACACGTTGTTCAAACAACTATGGTCCGAGACAACATACTGAAAAATTGATACCTATGATGATAAAAAAGGCGGTCAAAGGGGAAAGTTTGCCAATATACGGTGACGGATTGAATGTTCGTGACTGGATTCATGTTGATGACCATTGTAGAGCGGTTTGGCTTGCATATGAGAAGGGAAAAAATGGTGAAGTTTACAATATTGGATCGGATAATGAGTGGGCAAACATTGAATTGGCAAAAAAAATATTATCAATAATGGATAATTGGTCTTCTAAAATAGAATATGTTGCTGATAGATTAGGACATGATAGAAGATATGCAATAGATTCAAAGAAGGCACACGATGAACTTGGTTGGAAACCACTAATAAATTTTGAAGATGGTTTAATATCAACTGTATATTGGTATATTTCCAATTAAATGATATTTATAGTAACACAATATATTGTTTTTAAAATGTTATAGGATTATGTTATGGCACAATTAGCAAACGGATATAATATTGCAGAGGAACTAAACTCTGAAATGTCAGATGCCGAAATCAAAGAGAGACTGTTATCTCAACACAAACAAGAAGACGTTAAAAAAAGTAATTTTCCAACAGAAGTTATACCTTTGCCTTCAAAAGGTTTACTTTATCCGGTAGACCATCCACTTGCAGATGGATTTATTGAAATGAAGTATATGACGGCAAGAGAAGAAGATATTTTGACATCACAAAATCTTATTAAACAAGGTGTAGTTCTAGACAAATTGTTTGAGTCTTTGATTGTTACTCCAGTCAATTATGGTGATATTTATGCCGGTGACAAAAATGCAATTATGGTCGCCGCTAGAATATTAGGTTATGGTAATGATTATTCAGTTGAAATAGAAGATCCTTTTTCGGATGGTGAAAAACAAACAGTAACAATAGATTTATCTCAAATCGAGCACAAGGAGGTCGATTTTAGCTTATTTGAGAACAGAAAAAATGAATTTGATTTTATTTTACCAAATTCAAAAAGAACGGTAACTTTCCGATTGATGACACACCAAATAGAAAAGGATGTTCAGGCAGAGTTAAAAGCATCTAATAAAACATTTATTAAGACCGGTGTTGATAAAGAATTAACAACAAGACTCAAACATATTATTCTTGCAGTAGATGGTGAAAGAGGCCGTGCTGCTATAAATCATTTTGTTGATAATGAATTATTTGCTCTTGATTCAAGGGCATTAAGAAAGTATATGCGTGAAATATCTCCAGATTTGGATATGAAATTTACATTTATATCCAATGCTACTGGTGAAGTTAAGGAGTTGGACATCCCGATGGATGTCTCCTTTTTTTGGCCTTCCAATTGAGTATAGGTTAGGTTTACATCAAGAAATATTTTCTATGTGTTATGCCGGTAAAGGAGGATTTCAATTCAATGACATTTACAATATGCCAATTTATTTAAGAAGATATTACTTAAAAATGATGGCAGATGCAATTGAAGAAGAACAAAAACAATATGAAAAGGGTTCGGATAAACAGATAAGTAAACCTAACATCAATATTTGAAGATAATTTATAGTCTACATATTTATACGTATGTAGACTTTTTTATTATATTTTTGGTGTTATTTGATGGCAAAAAAGCGTTCCGAAGGTTCATCAACCAACATAATACAATTAAAAAAACTTTTAGCTGATTTAGAAAAAAGCATCCTTGCAACTAAAAAACAAATAGTTGCTGAGGATAAAAAATCTGCAGACTATCTGGAAAAGATGGCCAAGTTAGATGCAATTCGTTCAAAAAATCGTAATGAATATTATCGTATTAGACGCCAAATAGATCAAATAGAAAAGGAAAGTCAAAAGAGGGCAGAAAAGGAATTAAAAGTACGAGAAGATTTAGCTAAACAAATAAAAGACGAAAATAAAGAACTTGATAAAATTGCAAAAAAAGAAGAAGCTAAATTAAAAAGGGCAGCGGAGAGACAAAAACTTCGTGAAAAAGAACTTTCATTTGAAAGAGAAATAGGTGAATTACAAGAAAAATCTGCAATTTTGATGCGAAGTGTCAATAGTGATATTCAAAAAAAGGCAGATAAACTTAAAATTTCAGGACAATTTGTTACACAAATAGCAGATAAAACAGATGAAATAAAAAAATTGTTTAAGGGAACGGCGGAAGAAACAAAGGCATTTGAAAAAACATTAAAATATACAAACGATAATGCATCAAAAATAGATAGATTATCTGGAAAAATTCTCGAAAATATGGAGAATATGAAGAAAAAGGGGTATCAGTTGATAGATACATATGAAATCGAAAGAGATTTGAAAGAACAATCCGCAAGATTAGATTTAAATGCAAGTAAAATGGGTGCAGAGAGATATATGTTTCAAAAGAAAATGATTGATGCTCAATCAAAAGAATTTGAAAAATTGAAGCAAGTAAATCAAAAAATGGCGGAAAAATCAAAACAAGCAAAAGAAACAAGAGAAAATATAGTTGGATGGATTGCAGCCGTTCCTCTCGGTGCATTTTTAATGAATAAAATGGGATTGGGAAAAATAATAACTGGAACAAAAACTGTAAAAGAAACAATAAAGGATTGGGGAACTGCTCTAAAAGGGTTTGCAATGGCTCTACCTTTTATGGCACTGGGTGGTATTTTTTCCTTATTGGTAACGGTAATGAAAAAATTAGTTGGTATAGTTATTGAATTGGATCAAGACATTTCGGATTTGAGTAAACAGTTTGCAATAAGCAGAGATAGATCAGAAAAACTGTTTAGTTCTTTGGGAAAAATGGCATTAAGAATGAGAGTTGTTGGTGTTAATACGAAAGAATTGGCAAAAACTCTTGAAGACTTAACAGAAGAATATGGGACAAATTTAGATAGATTAGAGAGAGCATCTATCCGTAATGGTATGTTGCAAAATATATCTTTATTGCGTGAAAAATGGCAACTAACAAATGAACAAGCATTAAACTTTTACCAAAACTCAAAAATAATGGGTGTTGGTATGGATAAACTTGCACAAGCAAGTATGTTAGTAAATAAAAACGTATTAAATTCAAGAGAAGCATTAAAGGCGGTAGCAAATGTACCAAAAACAATTGCGATGGGATTCAAGGGAGCAATAAAAGAATTAGCTGCATTTGCAGGTGCGGCAAAAGTAATGGGTATAGATTTAAAGACTTTTCACGATGCTATAAAGGCACAGTTAGATATTGAAAGTGGACTCGAAAATCAATTTACAACGGAAGTATTAACTGGCGTTCATATGCAAGAAATGGATGCATATAGATATGCAATTGATATGAGACAAACCGATAAAGCGTTTGGATTACAGATGCAAATGTATCAAAGAATTATTGATAAATATGGTTCAAAATTAGAAAAAAATAATTTAACACAGACTGGATTGGATGCTTTTGTAAAACTATTTAATGTTAGCGAAGATGAATTTGTGAGTCAAATAGCAAGATTTGGCGAATTACAGGATCAATTTGGTAAAGGAAGTTTAAAAGCAATTCAAAAAATGCAGGAATCAAACAAAAAATTAGTAGGGAAGGGTGGCGCAGCCGGATTTATACTTGGAGAAACTAAAGCAAAAGAGGGTGCAAGTATAACTGAAAGATTTTCTGATGACATGGAAAAAATGAAAATAGAATTAAAAGATAAACTATTTCCAGTTATTGATAAATTACATAGTATGTATGATGAACTTATGCCAAAAGTTAGAACTATTGTATCTACTATGGCAGAATCTCTTCCTGGAATAGTAGAAACCGTTGTTAAACTACTTGGTATTGCAGAAAAAATAGCTAACGTTGTTTTGGCTTTATTCCAACCAGTATTACAACTAATGGAATGGATGGGTATAATAGTTGAGAAGGATGAAAAGCAAGCAGACGGTACAACAAAAAAAGTTAAAACTTTAAATGCAGAATGGTTTAATATGTGGAATATTCTTGGCACAATAGGTTTATATTTTGGTGCAAAAGGATTATTAACATGGGGTATAAAGAAAACCGGAGAAGCACTTGGTGAAATGTTAAAGAAAGGTTGGACTGGATTCAAAGATTGGGTGAAGGGATCCAAACAAGCAACAGAAGCGGTTGATGATGTAAAACAATCAATTAGTGGAGACAATACTAAAAAAACTGGAAAGAAAAATTTATCGCGTAAAGAAAGAAGACAATTAAGAAGAAGTGGAAAAACGGGAAACAATATTGCAAAAGAGGTATTAGAAGAAGTTGACGTTACTAAAACCAAAAAACCTGGAATGTTTAGTAGAATGAAAACAAAACTTACGCCAAAACCTGGTGGTGGTATGATGAAAAATTTTGGAAAAAAATTATTGAATCCAAAAAATTTGTTGAAAAATGTTTCAAAGGGGGGAATTGTAGGTCTTGTTGGTGGATTGGTTGCCGATGCAACATTAGGTATTGCTAAAGATCAAGCCGAACAAGCGGGTAACTATAAAACTGCGGCTGGATTGGATGTTGGATCAAGTGCATTATCTGGTGCTATGTTGGGTGGAACAATAGGAAGTATAGTTCCTGGAGTTGGAACTGCAATTGGAGCTGGTATTGGAGGTCTTCTTGGAGCAGGTTATGGGTTATATCAAAATGCAGGAACATTATTTGGTGGAGATAAACAGCAACAACAAAAGCCACAACAGGCAATGGCACAACAGGCAGCCAGTATGTCAAGACAATCTGCGGAAGAATTGAAAAAATTAAATGAACAAATGCAACTTCTCGGTGGTGATAGAACATGGCAGGCATCAAAAGCCGTGAATCAAGTTGCAAAATCAACAACAGCTTTAAGTGATGCATTTAGTTATTTCTATAAATCAGGTGCCCATTTAACATTCAGTTATGTTGTTAAAACATTTGATTCAGTAAACAATTCAAAGATATATTCTTTTGCTAGTGGTATAACAAGCGTATCAAACAGCATTGGTGATTTAAGTAAAAAACTATCAAAGTTAGATGTTGCTAAGTTAGAAAGGGTTTCACAAATAACAAATCCTGGAATAATGTCTACAATTACTGGCGCTGCTGGATCTTTATTTGGTAGTGTAAAATCATTCTTTGGATTTGGTGGAAGCAGTGCACAGCAAACATCAACCGTTCCATCATCAACAACAACGGTAGGTGCGAACAAAAATGCAGGATCAAACGTTTCACAAACATCATCGGGTGTATCAGTTAATGTAAACACGGTTGCATTAGAACAAAAAATAGATAAGTTAATAGGAATTATTGGACAAATGGCATCACAACCTACATACATAAAGATAGGAGATAGAACCGTTGAAGCAATAAGTAGCGAAATAGATTTTAAGAAAAATAAAGAAGTAGGACTTCAAAGATATGGTAGTATCTAAACATATCCATATTTATAGGAAATAATAGGAAAAAAT